AGGGATCTTCCTTGTCAAACGCCTCTTTAACCTTTATTAATCTTTCCCCCAATACACGCGCACGACTTGGAAAGGATAAATTCACCAAGGTTGATTATTGGCAGATAATTATAATGGCCGGATACGGAAAAACCCTGATTGAGATTTTCCGGGGAAATATTCAGGAAAGCTACTCATACAAGCAAAATACCGAATGGTACACGAAATTAGAGTGCTATGACGGGGCATATCAGGTACAAAACGGATTTATGTCGGAAACGTTTACGAAAGATACCGCGATGAAAGACGCGATTACGCAGTGCGCAAAAAACCTCCCACAGTTATTGGTTGGCGTGCTTGGCGGGCCTGCAACGGCTGAAACGGAAGCTTCCCGGGGGCGCGTGGTAATCGGTAACCCTTACGATGAAATTCAGAAAATGACCAACAACCAGGCATTTATTGCAGCTGAGACTTTATACGTTTTGGCTGATAATGAAGTTATGTCCGGCGCTGTTTTCGTACTTTCGTCAGAAGATAATAAAACAACTCCCAAACGCCGGGATGGATATTTGGAAGTTGACCGCATTTTCTCCCCTGAATTGAAGGTTGGCCGTATAGCGGAAATTCGTTCTCTCGAAGAAAAATATAACGGCCAGTACAAGATTTTCGGGATCAAACATTCAGCGACGTTCTCGCAAGCCGAAGCCGGGGACGCGACAACGACCGTATCCTTGTTTATCGGGGACAAGCCGTTACAGGAGATTAAGTCATGATCTTTTTTATATGGGGGGGAAGCCGTGAAAGCCGATGAAATCCTTCCTGCTAATCAGCAATCCATACTCGACGCGCAAAAAGCGGATATATTTTCAACGTTTCATTGCGTCCAGATAGGCAAAATTGAGAAAGTAACCGCCGCAGAGCAAACGGTAGAAGTGACTTTGCAAATAAAACGCCCAGCTGCGGATGGGACCAGCTCGGCAATTCCCCTCTTGGTAGACGTTCCTTACATGGTTTTGCAGGGTGGCGGGTCATATATTGATTTACCGATTGCCAAGGGAGACTATTGCATCGTACTTTTTAATGATCGGGATATTGACACATGGTGGTCAACTGCCAACATGTCCGATCCCTCTAGTTCCAGGAAACACGATTTATCGGACGGGATCGCGATTGTAGGACTCAATCCGAAGACGAAACCGCTACCCATGCAAGGCGCAACAGTGGGAATCATAGGCGGTCCAAACAAAATAAACCTTGAAAATAGTACAGGGAAGTTTGACCAGTGGATGGCTGATTTTATCGACGCTATTGTCGGTATTAAGACCTTTGGAAGTCCTCCCTCACATACGTTGACCCCTGATACCATATCAAAGTTTACCGCATTAAAAACACGCGCCGGAAATCTTTTTGGAGGTTCTTAAATGGCAGTCGTTCAGGCAACAATAAAAGCCGCGCTTGATGCGCTTTCCGTGACGATGAAAACAGCGCCAATGTCGGATTCTGATTATAATAACGCCTTGGCTGGAATTATCAGGAATGCTATATTGTCGGCGTCTTTATCGGTTCCTGGAACGGGATTAACCTCACCTTCAGGGGCGGTTACGGGAAGTTCAACAACAGGGAGCCTTTCATGAAAACAAGAGCACTCGACAGCTTAAAAGACTGGCAATTCGGCCGCGGGTTACAAGCCTACGTTACGGAAAAAAACGCGCTCAATCAAAATATTTCTACCAGATTAAAGTCATGGAAGTCGGATTGCTTTTTTGCGATGGACGATGGCGTCGACTGGCAAAATTTCCTCGATATTGGCAAAAAAAACTATCTCGACGTTGATATTAAACGGGTCATTTTACAAACCGAGGGCGTATTGCGAATATCGGCATATACAAGTACACTGGATACAGACAATCGCAGGGTTACTATATCGGCGACGGTCTCAACCATTTACGGGTCTATTACTATTTTGGAGGGGTTATGAGCGATACACTCGACAGAACAGGCTTAACATTAAAAACCCTCCCCGAACTGACAACCGAATTACAGGACGGGTATAAAGCCGTTTACGGCGATGATATCAATCTTGCTTCCGATACCCCTGATGGTCAGATAATCGGCATACAGGCGCAAGAGGCGATCGATTTAAGGGAAGTATTGCGCGATATAAACACTTCGTTTGACCCCGATCAGGCGCAAGGGCTGGCTCTTGACCAACGGTGCGCACTGAATGGGGTTAAACGTAACGGGGGAACCTTTACCGTTACTCCGGTTGATATTACCGTTGACCGTTCGGTAACCCTTAAAGGCTTGGATACTGACTCAGAAAACGTCACTATCCCGGCAGGCGTGTACACAATAAAAGATAATGCTGGGACTCAATTTGTTTTGGTTGATTCCACAACCATATCAACGGGACTGCACGCCCTTTCCTTTCGTGCTTCTTTATTGGGTGCGGTTCAAGTCACTATCGGAACGATTACAACGCCCGTGACAGCCATTGCAGGCGTTACCACAATCATAAACAGCGCGAGTATTACCAATCAGGGTGTGGATGAAGAGACGGACGCTGCGCTCCGAGTGCGTAGGGAACGGTCGGTATCGGGACCGTCTCAAGGGTATACCGATTCTATCGAAGCGGCTATTCTGGAAGTCGCCGGGGTCACCGCGTGTATTTGTGACGAAAACGTTGGAGATACAACCGATTCAGCGGGAATTCCCCCGCATTCAATCTGGGTTATTGTTGAAGGTGGCGCGGACGCCGATATAGCGCAGGCCATTTACGCGACACGCTCGGCGGGTTCTGGTATGAAAGGCTCGACGATTGTAGCCGTAACTCGTCCAAACGGGCGCACAATAGATATTAAATTCGACCGATCCGCGACAGAAAACCTCTGGGCGAAATTCAATGTACTTGTCATTGGTGGCGGGACAATTGATAAAGATAATCTTAAAACCCTTATCGTACAGAACATTTTCTATGAAATTGGCGAATCCGCGTCAGGCGATAAAATTACTTGTTATGTCAAAGACCTCAATCAAAAGTATCAGGTTACGGGAATGCTCTTGTCGTCAGATAATGCCACATGGCTGGAAGTTGTCTCGCTTGCTTCGGTTGCGAATAAGTTCCAGTTAGCAACCTCAAGGATTACTATTTCATGAGCCAAAATACGGCACTTACAGAATACTATAAAAACCTTCTCATAATGCAATACCGCGATAAAGTGAAAGCTCTGGGACATATTGATAATGTCGTTCGCGCAGGCATGATTTTTGATATTATGATTGCCGTTCGTGACGGGTATAACATAGAAACATCCGTCGGAGCGCAGCAGGACGTTTTGGGACGCATTCTTGGCGTGTCTCGCACAATAACAGGGACAACCTTCACGCGTGCGTATTACGGCTATGCTCTGTATGGAGACACTGCGCCTTTCACCTTCAAGCCGATGATGCTTTATGGTTCGGTGGCGCCTGATGTCCAATTCCGAAATTACACGGAAGGCGAACAGTCCCTGTATGATTTAACGGACGAAGAATATCGTATAATTCAAAAATTAGCCGTCGTTCGTAATATGTCAAATGCCTCGGTAAAAAGCATAGATGATATATTAAACGTTCTCTTTGGCGCTGAGTGTTATTTCATGGATCGTATGAATATGACCATTGTCTCTTATATGGTCGGCGCTAAATGGTCGCGTATATTCCAGATTGCTAAGTCTTCCGGATTATTGCCGAATCCTGCCGGGGTGGGAACTTCCTTGGTTGTCGTTCCGGATATAAATAATATTTTTGCGTACTCACTTTATGGCGGGGGAAAACCGGCGTTCGCGGTGGGGTATGGCGGTTATCCTTATTTAAAAGACTTTACGGCTATTGGTGGAGTTTTTCGGCAATGGTATGGAATAACCAGCGATCCTTCAGGAAATGTTTGGGCTGTTGATTTTGATGGAGATATCTATAAATGTCCTTTCGGTTCAACAACCTTTACAGCTATCGGTGGAGTTTTTCGCTTATGGCGAGGAATAACCAGTGATCCTTCAGGAAATTTGTGGGCTACAGTTTATAATGGAGATATTTATAAATGTACTGTAGGGTCAACTACCTTTACAGCTGTTGGTGGTACACCAAGAACTTGGTATGGAATAACCAGTGATCCTTCAGGAAATATATGGGCTGTTGATTTTGGTGGAGATATCTATAAATGTCCTTTCGGTTCAACAACCTTTACAGCTATCGGTGGAACTTCAAGGGCTTGGGCTGGAATAACCAGTGATTCTATAGGTACTATTTGGGCTACAGAATCTGGTGGAGATATTTATAAATGTATTGTAGGGTCAACTACCTTTACGGCTATTGGAGAAACGCACAGGAATTGGCAAGGAATAACTAGTGATTCTATAGGTACTATTTGGGCTACAGAATCTGGTGGAGATATCTATAAATGTATTGTAGGGTCAACTACCTTTACGGCTATTGGAGAAATCTCAAGGGCTTGGCGGGGGATAAATGTTGATCCTTCGGGAAATGTTTGGGCTGTTGTTTATGATGAAGACATCTACGAATCAGTTTTTACTCACAATACAAAAGGCTGCATGGCCTCTTATTCTTAACGAATTATTTTTAATATAGGAGAGACAATATGTCATTATTAACACGGGTTCATCAAAAGATTTTCGGGTCATCAGGCGGGGTTGGAGAATTCGGAAAGTTCGGGTCGGATTCTTTAGGTAGTCCGGCAACGACAAAAGATCTGACGCTCATTCAGTCGCTTTCACCATATGATGCGGGTCTTTTTGCCGCGACTAACAACGCGAACGAGCCTCCGCGCATCCAGGATTTAAACGGCCTTTACCTTTTGTTTTCGTCACAGATTGCCTATATTTTGCAGAACGGCATCCCGGAATGGAGCGAGGATGCGGACTATTACGCCCTTGTTTCTTTTGTTTCTGACGGAGCGGGAGGAATATACCGGGCGCTGCAGAACAGCACGTCGGCAGCGGCAAAGCCCCCACTGACAGATCCGACATATTGGGCTCTGATCAGTGACGCCGTGGATTCACCCTCAATAAAAAACGCGATTGAGTATGGGAAGGGCGTTGGTGAGATTTTTACCCGGCCGGAAAGAAAAGTCCCCGCGGCTTTTGCAAAAGCAACGCCTGTCACTTATTTTCCAGAATTATGCCTGACTGACTTTGATATTTACAAAGATATTGCGGTCGCCAATTGGCCGCGCCTCCAGCCATATCTTTATGGATTAAAAACCATATTTAAGGACGGACTGACGGGCGAACTTGCCGCGTTAGGCGTAACAAACTGGGTAATTGCCGCGAACGTCGCGACTCTTACATTTACCAACGACGCGGATCACATCGCGGCACTTTCGGATCTTTTGGAAGATCAGGTTCAGCACGGATCTTATACAAACTGGCGATCGACCACCATCCCGACGATCGGGAATATAACCGCCGGAACATATGCTCTGACTAACGTCAACCCGAGCACACGGCAAATTTCCTTTGCCTTTGTCGCAGGGAATGCTTCGGGGTCCGTTACCTCTTCGGCGGAATTTTACGCGCACCGGGTACCAGGAAGTACAACGACAGCCCGCGTGTTTTCGGCAAAGGGTCTTTCGTTAATGGGCGTTAATGACGCGAATGGATACTTTGTTTCTGGTAGTTTGAGGCGGAGGGGTTTTACTCAAGGACATGCGCATAGTTTTAGTGTATACAGCGCAAATCCAGGTGGCGCGATAAATTGGCCTACCGTAAATACAAATCAGACAAATACTGTAAATGTATCGGGGATATCTCTTCCTTCCAATGACGGTACAAACAGCACTCCACGCATCGCCAAAGAAACCCACTCACCCGCCGTTTCTGTACATATTTACCAACATGGGGGGTCATACGTAGCATGATTTTTATAATAATCAAAGACGCCAAAGGAAAAGAACTGGTTAAAAACGAAGTAACCGTCGATATTCCACAGGATTTATTGGAATACGCGGCGGGATTAACCGTCGAATCACATAATATGGAATTCCCCGAGAATAAATGGGAGACGATAACAGTCGACAGCGAGGCACCGATTGAGAAAAAATCGACTAAAAAGACTTGATTTATTTTCTTTTTGGGTGTATATTTAATTCATAAGGAGATACTATGAAACAAATATTTTTACTTTTTATCGCAGTTTTAATGTTTTCCTGCTCACAGCCGAACGAGATCACCAAAATTATAGAGAAAGAGAAGGAAAGCCCCGAAGTTGTGACGCCCATCGTTGAAGAGGAAGCGCCCGAGGAAACCCCAGCGCCCGCGTTTGACCCTTTGACTGACCCTCGCACCTCCGCATTTTCTGCCGTATCATATGAGTGGATAAATTACCCTGTAACAGGAGGCCGATCTATGGCGCGAGGAATAAAAAAAGATAAAACTACAGTCGATAAATGCAACAAGCCCGGCTGGAATTACATGTTTTTTGATGACGAAGCCGTCATCGGATACGAGCCGCCCGAAGGGAACTATGACGTGATGCTCAATGCTATAAAAATTACCGTTGAATCTCACAATAGGGAATTCCCCGAAAAACCGTGGGATTACCACACTGTCGCTCCGCCGCCCCCGCCGCCCCCAGTTACCTCGTTTGATCCCGTCTTGGGACATTGGCAGTGCGCCCTTGTATTGGACGATGGGACAATTGTTGACGGCCTAATTTATACCGCAGAGTTTGAATGGAACTGGACAGGATGGAAAGGCGGAACCATGAACCTTGTGATGGAATCATACAACCTAGATCATCCAGACAACAAGGCCCACCTCGTGTGGGGTACAGAGTAACCACAGATTATTATTTGTAACAAAAAGGCAAGCCGGGCTTGCCTTTTTTCATTTTATACCGTAAAATATAAGCATGGGACAACACAAGGGACATCCGGGTCCTGTTAAGCCGGAAGAAGAAAAGATGAACAAGATGGTTCGAACTGGGTTTACTCCAAACGAACTGGCGCTCCTTAAGGCGAGAGCGAAAGAATTAAAACTGACGCTTTCAAAATATCTGCGTACACTTTTTATCGCAGATATCACAAAAAACGTTTAACCGGAGTCACGGCCAGTTAAACTCAAACGGACGGAATCAGCCCTTTTATATGATGGCCGCTTCCGGCACTCGAGACCCGTCCTCCCGAATTGTCGGGCGTGACGCGGCCATCTTATAAAGGGGTCGGATTTGAACACACCGAGAGATTACCAGCGAGAGGCCGTTGATTCCGTCTACACCTACTGGAACAAACCGAAATCAAAACACGGAATTGTCGTTATCCCCACAGCCGGGGGGAAATCCTTTGTAATGGCGATGTTGATAAAAGAGATATGCGAAAAATGGCCGGGAACCCGCATCCTTTGTTTAACGCACGTTCAGGAATTAATCGAGCAAGATCACAAGGAATTATTGGAAACATGGCCGGAAGCCCCGGCCGGGATATATTCTGCTGGACTCGGAAGGAAAGACCTTGTCGCCCCGATTCTTTTCGCCGGGATCCAGTCGATCGAAAAAGCCGTGAACCGCCTGCATCCGCCCCCCGAAATTGTACTGGTTGACGAATGCCATCTGATACCCAGGAACGATCAAACGCGCTATATAAAAACCCTGTCGATACTTTCCATGATGTACCCACACCTCCGCGTTGTGGGCTTCACGGCTACCCCGTATCGCATGGATTCGGGTTGGCTTCACAAGGGTGAAGACGCGATGTTTCAGGATATTATCTATTCCGTCGAGCCACAGTATTTAATCGATCAAGGATACCTTTCCCCCGTTTTCGCTCGCGCAGGAGCGATCAAGATAGACACGTCAGACGTTCACAAGCGAGGCGGGGAATTTATATCCGGAGAGCTTGAAAAAGCGGCTATGGCCGGGGATACGACGGCGGTGGCCGTTGCCGATTTCATCGAACGGGGGAAAGACCGAAAGAAATGGCTCGTATTCGTGACCGGCTTGGCTCACGCGGAACAGGTCTATCAGGCCGTCATAAACGAGGGTATCACGGCGGACGTCGTAACTGGGACAACTTCGAAAGCCCAGCGGAAAAAAATAGTTGAAGAATTCAAGTGCGGACAGATAAAATGCCTCATAAATATCGACGTTTTAACAACTGGGTTTAATTGCCGGGATTTGGACATGATTGTCATGCTACGGCCAACGGGAAGTCCGTCCCTCTACGTCCAGATGGTAGGACGCGGAATGCGCACGGCAACGGGTAAAACTGATTGTCTTCTGTTGGATTTTTCGGCCAATGTCGTAAGGCATGGGCCAATCGATGCCGTTGACCCTGAAGCGCCGGGAAAAGGCGAAGGGGTTGCGCCGGCAAAAGAGTGTGTTTGTGGCGCTATAATAGCTGCGGGCTTCCGAATTTGCCCGGTATGCGGGCATGAATTCCCGGCTCCTGAACCAAAGATTGCGCCTCGACCTGTCGCCGCCCCCGTCCTGAAAAGCCAGATTCTCCCCCAGGAATACACCGTTACCGGCTGCCGATACGCCCGGCACACGAAGCAAGGTAAAAAAGATTCGGTCAGGGTCGAGTATACCTGTGGATTCCTCACGTTCAAAGAATGGGTCTTTCCCGAGGCCGGGACTCCTAACCTTGCCTTTTATTATGGGAAATTCTTGACGGCTGCCGGGGTGGCATACGCCGATTGGCCCCGGACCGTAGAGGCGTTTCTTGCCAAGCCGCCCCGTTCACCCCTAAAGATTTGGGTCACTCAGGAAGGGAAATTCGACCGCGTGACACGAAAGGAATACGGGGAGGGGGCGCCGGAGGTGGAAGTGGATATGCCGAGAATAAAACAGAGGTACGATATGGAAAGGGAAGAAAAAGAGCCTATATACACCGATACTATTCCGTTTTAGACCTTTTTGACATAACAGCGGCCCTTATGTGTCTTGCCGTACATACGAAAGCATAATATACTATCCTTATGGAAAATTCCGACGTAATCATGCTACTGGGCGAAATACAAAAGGTAGCTGTTATATCCGCGCAAACACAGACAAGCGTTAACCTTTTACGCACTGAAGTGTCAGAAATGAAAAAAGACACAGCCTCCTGTGCTGA